CGCCCTCGGACCGGCCCGGCACCTGCGTGCTCCCAGGAGGCAACTCAGCCGGTGCACCACCGGCTGAAGCCCCGCCGCCACCCTCCGTCGCCGGCACCATCCCTCCGGAGGCTTTTCCCCTCGGAGCGCGGCCCATGCCCATCATGATCTTGGCCGCCGCCGTCACGTTGAGGAAGCGCATCTTGTCGTCGGTGCTCTTGATGAACCCGAGCTGGCCGAGCGCCGGGTTCGCGCGCATGAACTCAGCGTCGGTCTGCACCATCTGTTGGAACTGCACCATCACCGGGTTGGTCCAGTCGATCTTGAGCTTCGTTGTATCACCAAGACTGCCGACGATCGCCTTCAGCGAACCTTTGCCGACCTGGGCCCGCATGAACGCCTGCACGCGCGGTGAGAAGTTCTGAGCCTTGATGTCTTCGGCGAGGCCGGGCTCTGGGTTGTCAGCCGCCTCCTTGGCGATATCCGACCAATCGGACTCTGAAACCTTACCAGTCATCAGTCTGTCGTATTGCTTCTGCCGGTCGTTCGGCACGTTGGCGAGGATCTGCGCGTGCTCCTCGTAGGCTTCCATGTCGCCGGCCATCAATGCCTTCTGCGCCGCCACGGACACTTGCTGCTCGTAAGCCATCGCACGGATGCGCTCCGTGTCGGCCTGGAAGTCCTCACGCTTCTGTGCTCTCTCCTGAGCGGACTTGCGCGCGGCGGTCGGACGCCAGCGTCCCTGGCTGTCCATCTCCAGCGGCTGCGTCGTCGTGTCGCTGAGTCGTTGCTGCGACTCGGGATCGAGTGGGCCAAGTGTCGGCTGGCCCTGGCCTTTCGCCATCTCGGCTTCGAGCTGAGCAGCGCGAGCTCCACCCTCAGCGCCAGCCTGCGCGCCGGCCATCGCGCCGCCCTGGCCGCCTTCGCCCTGACCGCCTTGGTTGGGTTCTAACCCGGCCTTCGCCGCCTCGAGCTCGGTCTCGCTCTCCCGCTGCTGTAGGCCACGGCTGAACTGTGACTCCTGCTGCGCTTGACCACGGCTGAACTGCGACTCCTGCTGGGCCATCTGCGCGGACTCGAGCTCCATCTTGCTCGCGAACTGCTCCTTCTGCGTCTTCCGGTCTTCGTGCTGCTGCACGAGGCTGGAGGCGGTCTGGCTGAGGTTCCTCGCGTTCTCGGCACCCTCTCGATACTGACCGAGAAGCTGTCCTCTCGCCTGCGACACGGCTTCGGCACCGCTGGCCGCCGCACGCATCATGCGATCGCTCGACTCACCGCTGTCACCGATCTTCGTCTTGCTGGTGCGTGCCATCAGAACCATCCCGTCTGCGAGGCAGACCCTGTTGCCATGCCAGCGCCGCCTGCCGCCATGGCGAAGTTGCCCGAGAAGATGCCGGCCGCAGTGAGCCCAACGCCGGCAACGAACTGCGTGCGCGCCTGATTCCTGGCGAGCTTCTCCGCCTTGCGTTGCAGCTCGCGCTGGATGTCGAGCTGCTCCTTCTGGATGTAGTAGGAGAAGTCGGCTGCCTCGTATTCCTGGTTCGCGTAGAGATCGGCGATCCCTTCGTAGTAACCACTCATCATTGAGGCCAGAGACCCACGGCCGCGCGACTGCACCTGACCCATGCCGGCCTGGAGTGACGCGATCCCCTTCTGCTGCTGCTCCTCGTTCTGGCGTCGCGCGATCGCCTGCGAGATGTAGTTCATCTGCGTGGCCGCCTCGCCCAACGTCACCGACCCTCCGCTGGCGTCCGCCATCTGCTGCGGCGTCATCAGGAAGTTCCCATACTCGTCGACCAGCCGACCGCGGCCGATCGGCATGCCGTAGCGCTGTGCGAGGTTGCGAGCCATCGCGTCGAGCGAGCTGCTGCCGATCTGCTGATCCTGCATCTCGCCCTGGCCGGGCTGGAGCTGCGACTGTGCGAACTGATTCTGCCGCACGTTGAAGCCGATGTTGCCACCGCCTCCCATCGGCCCGCCGGCCATGCGCACGTTGGACACCTGCCCGTAGTAGCTGTTCAGTGATGCGAGCTGCTGCTGCAGACCAGTCGGAGGCAAGCCCTGGGTTTGTTGTTGGCTGCCAGTGGCTGGCTGTTGCGGCTGCTGTTGGTTCGGGGGCGGGATGCTGCTCATGGGCTAACGCTCACGTCTTCGTATACCAGATCGTCAGATTGAGATCGCTCAGCACGTTCCCAACACCAGTCCAGCCGGCGCCGAGCTTGATGCTGAGATTGGTGCCATCCACGTATTGGACGCCTACGAGGAACTGTGTCGCTGGATCGACGAATGGCACCATGAACCGACCGCCGTTGCTGCGCAGAACGTCGCCGAGCATGAAGACGACCCGATCCAGCCCGGTGATTCCGTGCGCGATGTTGGTGCCTCCCACTCCGAGGTTGCCGGCCCGCTGCAGCGTCTTCTGGAAGATCGGTTTGCCGTCGATGTAGGTCCGGTTGGTCTGCTGCTCCGTCGTGCCCATGTCGAGCATGAGCCCGTCCTCGTCGAGCACTTCTCCGAAGACCAGCCCTGTCTCCGTCCCATTCACCAATGCGGCCTGACCGGCAGCTCCGGCGTAGGTGTCAGGAGTGTCTGACAGGGCAAGGAAGCTCTCAGCGGAGACGATCTCTTCGATGTCTTCGCAGATGGCTGTTCGAAGCCGATTGAGGTAGTCCTCAATCTGCTGTTCGTTGACCTGATTCGCGCTCGCTCCCTGCTCCCCCACTGGCTGCGGGGTCGCTTGGTAGCGGAACGGCTCGACGCTGCAGATTCTGGGCGGCATTCCTGGAAGCTCCGATGATCCCTTCGATCAGTTGGAACACTTCGACGTAGGGACGATTCTTCAAGTAGTCAACTACTTGCTGAGCCAAGTTCTCTGATATCTGAATCATCAGTCCTTTATGATGTTGAGTAGTTGGCGAAGCAGGATGAGCTTTCTCGCGTTGGTGGTCGCCGGGTTGATGAGCTCAGCGAAGCCAGCAGCGAGTTGTGGATCTGTCGGAGAGGGCATGGTGGCGTTGTGCAAAACGTCCTGGGCCGCCAGCCACACCTCGGGCGGAAGCCGCCATTGGATCCAGTCCCAGATCGACAGCGCCTCCATCTTGCGGATCGTCGTCACAGGATCTCCCACTCGAGAACGACTCGAAGGATCACGGTGTCCTTGGATGGTCCGTCAGCCACGATGTAGTAGCGATCGCCGGCCTGGAAGAGTGCTTCCGCAGACCACGGGCCGACAGTTGTCGCCAGGGCGGTGGTCACGGCAACAGAGAAGGTCGCTTCGTCGGCGACGACACTCTCGTTCTTCCGGAGACGCAGGGTCCAGTTGCCAGGGGTCGTATTGACCGCGCACTGAGAGGTGACCGCTACTCGCACAGCCTTGGCTGCTCTTGGCAGAGCTGGGCACCAACTGAATGGCGTGATGGACTGATTGTCCATCTGGAACAACACCTGAGTCGTTCCTGGCCCGATCGCGTCGCCGTAAGCGAAGTGATGCACCAGCATCCGGTCGAACTTGCTCTCGCGCCCTGTCACAGGCGTTCCACCCTGCCGATGGCGTTGACGACGCTGGCAGTCCCTGCGTAGGCTCGAATCGTGTCAGTGGCGGCGCCGCCAAGGACTGCGCCGTTGACCGCCAGGACTGTTTCGTTGGCCGGCACGATCACGTCCAGCTCCAACCCAGCTCCTGCAGCACCGAACTCGATCGTCACGATGACCGCGGCCGCACTGATGTTGGATAGCCAAATGAAAATCTTGTCGAGCTGACCGGCCGTCGTCGTCGCTGTGTGCAGCAGCGTTCCAGCGCTCGCTGTCGCAGCGATCGCGATAGGACGGCCACGAGTGCTTCCGCTGAGAACGAGAGTTTGCACGCCTGCCTCCCTTACCCACAGAGCTCCATTGTCCGTCACCGAAAGCGTCGCGTAGTCGCCGTTGGCCGAAGTTGACGAGGCCAAGGTGTCTCGCCGCACGGCCAGCGCCATAACGCCAACGTCGGCGCTCGCGTGTGCAGCGTCCTCGGCCTTGCCTAGCTGCGTGGCGCCAGTCCCCGGAGTGACTGCGCTGATGCTGACCAATCCACGCGCGCTGACGAGGATCTCTCCAGAGGAGTTGATGAAAGCCTTGCTGTATGCATCCGGAAGTGTGACAGGGAAGCCTGCGTCCGTGTCGACACATTCGAACATCGGCGGCGGGCCATCGACGTCCGCCGTCAGAGGCCCAGCGTCGTGCAAGATCGAACAGAAGTTAGCTAAATCTGCGCCCTGCAACCGAACGTCGGCCTTGAGATTGGTGTGCGTCGGTTGAACGACAGTGATCGGTTGAGTCACAGCTACCGTGCCGCCAACCACCCAAGGCGACGTCCCTTGCGTGACCGATTGGGTCGCAGGGAAGTTGTTGACCGCCACCGCGCCGCTCACCGGCACCGTCGCCCCGATCGCGACCCCACCAACCTGCGTGATGTTGACGTCGCCACCGCCGCCACCGCCGCCAGCCGAGCTGACTAGCAGGCGACCATTGACGACACGAGCCAGCTCCGAAAGGTTGTCGGCATCTGCGATCCTGATCTTGCCGCCACCAGCCATTACTTGCTCGTCCTTGGCTCAACGCAGAGCACGTGATTGATGACCTCGATCGGCTCCTCGGGCGCGAAGTTGCGCATGCGCACTCCCATATACCAGTGCACCAGCCGCCCGACCGGATGCTTCTGCCGCCCCTTGGCGTAGTCCATTCGGAAGACACGGCCTTCGCCAGTTTCTCCGGTGACAGTGTCCACGACAGTCTCGGCCTCCGGATCGCTCTGCGAGAAGTCTGGCAGCAAGTCGACCCGCAGCTTGCTCGCGAACTGCTCGACCTGATGCACGACGATCTGCTTCCAGTCGCGCTTGCTCATGTCGTCGGTCGCGTAGTTCTGTGGCTTGAACAGCAGATCGAGCTCGATCGCCCCGATCATGTATTCGTATTCGTTCTCGCCGGTCTCGTCGAATGGAACGTCAGGACCCCACTGCGGCGTGACGAAGAGCCGCGTGCCGGTAGCCGCGTAGATCGTGCGCACCGTCCATGGATCGTCGTAGGACGCACCCTTCTTGCGCGTGTAGACGCAGACGCCAGCTAGGCCAGTGTCTCCACCTCCGAATGCTCCACTAAGTCCAGCAATCCCTGACAGACCACCGAGACCAGGGATTCCTCCCTCAATGAAAACCGCTGTGTCATCATCGAGGAACGAGGCGCCAGTGGCAGTGTCGACTCCAGCAAGTGTGATATCTCCTCGGACCGTGCCGGTCGCGTTCGGAACACCAACCCCATCGCAGTCACCGATGTCGTAGATCCAGACGAATCCATTCACGTCTCCCAGGTAGACCCGCTCGTTGCCGTCAGCGTCCTTGGCGACCACCATGGACAGGAACTGCTGGCAGAACTTGAGTAGCGTGACGTTCTTCAGCTTCACGTCCCAGACGAGCATCATGTTGCAGCCACGGTTCGTCTGAACGGTTGGCAGCAGCAACAGATACTGCTCAGCCTTCGGATAGAAGACGCCGACCGCCTCGATCACGCGACCGTTGCGGTCCCGGCGCACGTAGTTCGGGTTGTCAGGATCGACGAAGATGTCATTCATCGCCTGCGACTCGGGCACGTGCATGACCGTGCGGCCGTCGTAGATCGCAAGCCCGCGGTCCGCCAGCCACACGCTGCCAGACTCAACCTGCGCGAAGGTGCGCGGACCGATGCAGCCGATGTCGCTGCTGATCCGCGACGGCACGTAGACCTCGAAGCCGGGGTTCTCTCGGAACGTCAGCACGTAGGTCTTGCGGCGCTTGCAGATCACCAAACGATCGAAGTTCGAGACAGCGCCCATGAGGCGATCACCATCGCCCGGCTCGACGTCGAGGAAGTTCGCCGCCGGCCAGTATTCCGGCTCGAGCGGCTCCGAGAAGTAGAGGCGGTTCGGACGGCCGCAGACCTCGTAGCTGAGCCCTGAGTCGCTAGCTCCCTCGTAGGCGTCGACGAGACGCAGACGGGCTATCGGAGGAGACTCGCCGAGCTCTGGAGGTAGGACGCGCAGGATCTCGTAGCTGCGACAGTCGCTGCCGACCTTGATGAACTTGCCCTCCAGGCAGCGCGTCCACTCGACCTCGTCGTTACCGATGACGAGATCGCTGCCCTCCTCCACGCTGACCGTGCCGGCTGGCGCAAGGTTCGGGATGTCGCCCATGCCGAAGAGGCGGTTCCTGAACTCGACGACGATCGGCACGCATGGCATCGGTGCGTTCAGGATCGAAAGGCCGTCGTTGACGAAGTCGAGCGCGTCGTCGCTCAGGTCATCGACAAAGACTGTTGTCTCTTCGATGTTGAAGCATCCTACCTTCGCCATGATCGGGAAGTCGCCACCCTCCACCGTGCGATAGAGGCAGATCTCGCAGATCTGCGTGTCGCCTGGGATGCGAACGCCTGCAAAGCTGAACGTCACCTGCGCTGCCGGAGACTGGCCGCTCGTGTCCACGACGATGTCGTCCGTGTTCGGGTCGCTCTCCTTTCCTGTGCAGCAGTTGCGGAACGTGTAGCGGTAGCGGTAGGTGCCGAGATCGAGGCCACCACTCGGCGAAGACGCCGCATCGCTGGCTACAGCCTGCGGCGCCTCGCCTTCGAACGGAGTCGGAATGCCAGCATCCTCCACCTCGCCTGCCGTGCCGGCCGCGGTCGGATTGAACTTCTGCGGGAGAGTCGAGCCATTCGTGATGATGAGAAGCGGTGGCTCCCCGAGGCCAGCACTGGTCGACGCACAGCCTTCCGGGTTGAAGGCGCCCAGGTCGAACAGCGGCCCGAGATCGACGATCTCCGTGTTCGGAACGAAGGTGACGTAGACGAGCTGCAGACAACCACCAAAGGCGTCGTTGCCGAGCTCCCAACCGCCACCAGCGTAGTAGGTCGTGATCTTCCGCTTGCCGGCGAGATTCAGCGGATCGTTCGCCGTGATTTCGCTGTCGAGAAGCGAGGAGCCAAGGAAACCAGCGCCAGGGGTGCCAATGCCAGGACTGACTGTTGCGTTGAATCCGGAACCGTCCGTGAGAACGGCAAGGTTCGCATTCAGCGACAGCCCCTGGAACGGCGATCCAAGGCCGAGCTGGTATATCCCGCCCTGCACTCGCCGGCTGATGAACAGCTCCGATTCCATGTCCTGGAACCATAGAGGATCGAAGAGCGCTGAGGAGTTACTGAACTGCGGAGTAGTGCTCGGGGTTGGCGGCCCCCCAGGGATGTAGGTAGGATCCGGAAGGCCGCCACCAGTCGGAAAGAAGAGCGGGATGCGATTGAAGCCAGTGACCCGGATCTCGAAGAATCCACCGATGAGGATTGGCGTGCCCGTGTTCCGGTTGATGCGAGCCGCAACGAAGTCTCCATCCGTCAACGCCGAGAAGAAGTCGCTCGATCGCGACAGCAGTGATCGCGACGAAGCCGACACAACGCTCTGTGTCGCGAGCTGCGTTCCACCCTGCTGTGCTTGAGTCAAC